TATCTAACGTAAATTTAGGCAACTGAATGGTCTTGACCATGAGACCAATTCGCACTTTGTCGTCAGTGGGGAATGCATTGTTCAATAACGGGATACCAGTATTGATATTAAAATAAGAATGGAACAAGAACTTGTTGCGAGGAACAAGTTCGTATCCGTTGGGAAGAAAAGTTTTGGCTGCATGGGCGTAGTCTTTGAGACCTTGCCCACCAAAAAACTCTTTTTCAAAGTCCTGGCCCCAAGCCATGCCAGATTATCCTGTGACTACGTCGTTGACTGTTCTAGCAATAGAAGCACCCACACCAGCACCATTTGGTGTTTGGTTGGCATTGTCGTAACGTATGCTCAGAGCGATCTTGAGTGGTTCCGACGTGTTGTATGAGGCTTGTCCGTAGTCAGCACTCTTGAGATAGCAACCATAAAGTTCCCAAGTTTCCAGCACAGTGGGTTCAGCAGCACCATTGCCACCATCCAGCACTTCAAATCTTGTGGTAAACTTGTAATCAATACCCGAAGCTGCTGATGCCATTTCCAAGAAGTCCATCTGTTTCTGTAGTTGTTCACCAACCAAGCGGCTCACTGCACCGGATGCGTCATCTCGCAGACTGCATGTGACCTCGGCCCAGGTATATTTTCCTGCTAGGTAAAGAGTGCTGTTGTAGATCGGAATGGGGATCTCAGCAAAACTTGCGGTGGGACGTTTGAAGTCCATCACCTGTTTGGTAAGTTCTGTTCGTGGTGTGCTCACCCCGAAGTTTTCAAATATCACTCGAAAGCGATAGCTGAGTTTGGGCATGAGCAAGCCTTGGTTGCTCGCGCTTTGATCGCTTGCCAAGGGCACTGTCATTCTTGTTAATGATGCAACGGCCATATTTGTAATCTCCTATGCAGTTATTTACCTCGATCGAGGCCAAAAGAAAAGGGGTGTTTCCACCCCTTTTTCTGTTCTAGCGATGCCGTTAGATGCTGGTTGCAGTGGCGCTGGCTGCATTGGCAATGGAACCTGTGTTCTGGAGACGCAGAGGAATGTAGATGAATTCCACAGCCTTCACAGGTTCGATAGCGATGTCAACGTATAGCTCGTTGGCGTCAATTCTAGCAGGTGTGTTGTTTGAATCATCACACACCACCAAGAAGTCATAGATACCACGCTTGGCCACCAGGTCAA